TGAGGAGGCCAGAAACCTGTCTCTACGACTAACTCGCAGAGAGTTCTTAGGTAGCTGCCCCGTCCGTAGGGTTTGCGGAATCGTCCTCCACGACTTCGACCGAAACGAGTCCGCGGATGTAATCGTCGAAAGCGACCGGCACGATGTGCCCCTGTTGCTTAGCACCCTCAAAAGCGAGGAAGGCAAGGTGCTCCATGGCGACGCCAGAGGCAAGGTCAGATGCGCGGATCTTGAACTTGCGCTCTAGCGCCACAATCGAGAAAAGGTTCGTAGTGACTTCGTACTTAGCGCCTTCGGTCTCTTCTACCTGCAGTTTGATTTTCATGTGTTTCTCCTCTTTAGATAAGACGTCTTAGACGACAACCTCGGTGTAAACGCCACCAGTGAAAGTGATGTCGATTTGGCTCATCTCGCCCACGGATCCTGTCAGCACTGGAAGCGATTCCAGATAGCAGCCGGTCAGGGTCAGAACTGGATTGGTCGCAGACGTTGCAGCTGATGTTGGCTTGAGCGTGACCGTGGTGCGGGTACCGACCAGTGATTTCAATGTTGCGTAAACCTCAGCGGCGGCGTAAGTGAGAAAAAGAGTCATTGTGCACTCATTGTTAGCGAGACCTGACGAATACTCGCGGGAGCTCTGGCCGAATGCGGTGGTGTCGATTGATTCCTGTACGCGCATCATTTCGGCAGATGTACAAAACCCCGTGAGCGCCACAGAGTTAACCGTGACAACTGGGTTGGTCAAATAGGTTGATGTTGCCATGATTAGTCCTCTGACTTTTCTTTAGTTGGTTTTTCTTGCTTGATAAAGCCACCCTCAAGGAGTGCCTCCACGTTAATCCCCTCAGCGGGGACATACTGATCGCCGGGTGTACCGACAAGTTCTGAGACGATGATTAGTTTCACGATGCTCCTGTTTGTGCTTGCATTGCAATTGTGAGGTCGTACGTACCGTAGTCCTGACCGCCGACGTTAAGTGTTGATGGCCGTCCGTCAAGGACTGCCACATTCTTTGTGAGCAACCCAGCTGCGATGCTGAGCAGTACACGAAGACCGTTGAGATCCACAGGACCAGAGCCGATGACGCGGACTGGGAATGTCATGCGGACGATGTTGTAGTTGCCACCCTCGAATGATGGGGCCTCAATGAACGCGCACGGTGGGTTGATGGCTTTCGGATCTGTGACGACGCGTAAACCTGTGATAGTGTTCAGCGTTGTCGAGAGGTCGTCCAGCGCCTCGTTAAATAGATCCGTGTACGCCATTACGCAACCTGCGGACGGTTGATGCCGAGCAGCTGCATGACCATTGGGGTGACACCGGTAGACGGTGGTGCGCCCATGCCGTCAAAGGTAGCAATCGAATTGAATGCGCCCTTCTGGCGGTAGTACGCAGCGCCAATCATGATGGTCCCGAGCTTGACGTCGCCAGAGGGGACAGTCGTCAAACTGTCTTGCAGGTAGCCCGCCTCGTATCTGCGACGATACGCAAACGCGTTACAAGCTGCAGCGCACTGAGTCAAGAACGCGGCTTCCTCTGCGGACGCCGTGCCAATCCCGACATAGTCCTCAATGTCAGTAGCCGTAACCCAAGTGCAGGTCAGCGTCCATGTGCAGGTGCCTGTGGGAAGTGCAGCGCTGAAGTCAAGATCGTCGCCTTCATCACGGAAAAGCAATTGGTTAGGACGGGGCACACTTGAGTTGAAGTGCAGCTCACCAGTGTCAGATACAACTCCCGTGTATTCGTACTGGGGGCAGTCGAGCACCACGTGTGTGCCGTTAAGACCGTGGCCTAAACCAGCCAGCGTGATGCTTTGACCGACTTCAATGTCAGTTCCCGTCAGGGTCTGGACGACTGCGTAATCGTCCAGACGCTGATGAGAGATAACTGTAAACACCGCCATGGCGGCACCGCCTTTCGGGTTTAGGCGATTGCGATGGACTTGACCTGATCGCCGTCAGCGATGAAGGTCGAGACGTATCCGTAGTAAGAGAAGGTGCGGCCCAATGTGCTCGGTACTTCTACCGACATGATTCCGCGAATCTGCTCATAGAACTCTATTGCAGCACCACGAGCTACGACCATGGTGTTATCGGCAAATGCGCGGTCCACGACCAAATTCAAGCCCAGTGGGTTGAAGGTGTTCATCATGGTCACGTTTGCGCTGCCCATTCCGTTTACACCCATGAGACCAGCTGCGCCGGTGTATGGGAAGATTGGACGCTTGTCGACGTCGAGCTGGCTTCCCAATTTCTTCCATACGTCTGGGCTCACGAAGATGTGGTCAGGCAAGAAGTTGGTTGCTGCGAGGATGTCTGTTGCTGCGTCGTACAAGGCTGCGATGAGCGATGTTGGGTCGTTTGCTGTGACTGTCCATGTGGATCCTGATGCGGTGTCGCCGGCAAGGATTCCTGCACAAGCAACTGCGTCCGACTGCAACATGTACTGACCTGCAAGGTCGCGCAAGATGATCTCCATTGCGGCAGGTGAGGTGAAGTCGATGTCCTGCACGGAGAGTGTGACCTGTCCAGCAAGAGTTGTCTTTGTGACGACGTTGCTTGCGATGACTGGTGTCGTTGCGGAAACTCCACCAAGTTCAGAACCTTGCGATGCCACTGATGGGTGTGTGGTCCAAGTCGGGCGGATAAAGGTCTTGGACGTTCCGCCGTCTGGCATAGCCCTTGCGCCCACAGCTGAGACGACTGGTCTGATGTAGTTCAAGTCTGTAAACACGGGACCGAGCACGTTGACATTCAAGAGGCCCGGCGTGTCAGTGGTGGTTGAATCGCCAGCGGCGGCCTGCAATGCGGTCTGACGTGACTTTGCTACTTCAGTGGCTGCAGCGTTTACGCGCTGCCATACTTCGCCACCGATGTGGTAAGCGGCCATGAACTCGCCAGCAGATGGCATGCCGAAGTTGCGCTTTGCTTGTGCGGGGATTGGTGCGGTTGGTGTCGCAGCTTCGATTGCTGCTTCTGGCTGTACTGAGTCCACGGGTTCTGTCTCCTCGACTTGTTTTGGTGTGGGTTCTGTGTCGGGTTCTGTTTCCGCTGACGCGGCCACTTGCGTGATGGTAGCACCTTCAAAGGCTGCTATGGGCACTAATGACAATTCCATCCAATCAGCCTTAGTGACAATCATGCGGCCCATGTCGTCGTATGAAAACTCACGAGGGTTTACACCGACGGAAACTTCCATAACGCCATCGGCTGCAAGGACAAGTGCGTCGTCTCCAGCTGAGGTGCGTGAGATGTACATGCTGGCAAGCATTGCCTCATCGGTTGACACACGCTCGGACACAATGCCGACTGGCTGTGACGAATCGTGGTACATGAAAACACGGGGAGCCTTGCCATCTACAGGAAGCGAGCCTTCCTTAAACATGACCTCGGTGCCGTCGCTGACGGTTGCAAAAGTATTCCAGGGGACAGCAATCGCATCAATGCGACGCTCTCCTGTTGGCTCGCCGGCAGCGGCGCTGACGGTGACTGTGTCTGATGTGAAACGGATCATGCGATTTGCTCCTGTGTGTTTTCTTCTGGTACTCGGTCGTCTTCTTGAGCCATTGAGGACTCCTCAAACTCTCCCACAAAGTCGTCTACGTCAAACTCGACATAGGTGCCTCTTGGAAGAATTGAGTCGGAACTCAACGTGGACGCAATGCACTCTGCGTAAACCTTGGTGCCGAATGTAAACAAGTCAATTCTGGACTCACGAGAGGACGTGTATGCGTAGGCGCCAGTGCTCACACCGAGAAGGTACGGGGGCACGTTGCATAGACGCGCGATGTCAAGGGCGCTGTAGTTGGCTGACTCAATGAGCAACATCTTGTCGGGGGTTGCTGAGGTTGGCTCGTAGGTCAGGAACTCGTTAAGCGCTGCGGTTTGGTTGGTTGCCCGGGCAGCGTTGAACGCAGCTGCAAGATCGGCAAGTTCTTGGGAACTCAGTGGCTCGCCTCCGGTCTGGCGAAGGATGCCCGACGGGATTGCTGAGGCCGCATTGCGGTAGCGACTGTCTTCAATCTTTAGGGCCGTGGCAATGGTCTGCTCACCTTGGTAGATGATGCCTTGCACAGGGCTGATGAACTGGACAAGGTCCTTGGGGTCAATCATTGATCCGTTGAAGTACACCTCGTTAGAGGGAGCGAACCACACTGGCCCGACTTGGTCAGACGTGGTGATACTTCCGGAGGGTAACCGTGTAAACGATGCGGGGTATCCGTCTTGAGTGCGGCTAGTGACATACCAGAAAGCACGGCCAAAGAAGAACAAGTCGTCAAGTGTCCAAGCCATAAGGGTCTCGTACGGGATTGCTGGATCTGGGCGACGCAACCACGAGCGTGGCGCAAGGTCTGTCTCTTCCATCTCGCGGGCCTGCTCGTTCCAAGACTCGCGGTACATTTTTAATCGCATGGCGCTGATGACGGTGGCGTGAAGATCACGGGCGCGGGAAACCGCTGCAACCTGCATTGCGCGATTACGCGCCTCACCTTCTTGGTAGGTGTAGTACTGGCCAATCATGTTGGGTCCAGTGCTGTTGTACGAGTAGCCACCTGCAGCAGCTGCCTTCTGAACCGGCGCTGGACTGATCTGTGCTTTCGTTTCACCCCTAGTGAAGAAACCCATGATGACCTTTCGAGAGGGTGGCCACCGCACCCGACGCGCGGCGGTCACTTGTTGAGAGCATACGCTACTAAGAGACCACGAGCATGGGCTTCTGGCGGTTAGTCGGTTTACTCACCAGCGAGATTGCAAACACGGCAACACGTGCCAACTCGATAGGACCTGGACTCTTCTGCGAACTGAGCACGGCTCCTTGGGCGGTCTTGACCATGACGGCGCGCCCGAGGTGCTCGGCCAGTGCGGTTGACCCAGTGTGTGCAACCTTGTCCTCAAGAATCATCTTCTGCACGAGAGTGGTGTAGCGAAGCAGTTCGCCGTAGCCGACGACGCTGTACCGGCGAGAGTATTGCGTCGGCATGTGAATCTCGAGCGTTGGTGTAATCGCAAGGGTGGTGGACTTGTCCTGCATGACGCGGTCAATCTGTCGCCACATTTCGTCCTCGGTATCAACGACAAACTCGACATGGACAATGGTCTTGTGATCCATCTGCACCGCGCGGACCCCGACATAGCGAGCCTCTGAGATACTGCTGTCAACGGCGAGCACCCCGCCCGATGGCATCTCAAGATTGGTGTGGCATTTGCTCCAGTCGCCAATGTCCCACGCGCCACGGCTCGAGACCCACTGGTTTAGGTGAGCACGTTGGAAGTAATCCTTCTTGGACGCTGCACGGAGAGCCTTCATTGTGATCGTGGTGCCGAGCGCTGGGTTGGCCCACCGGTAGTACTCCTCCCCCTGGCACTCGGGGGGCATGCTCCACTCAGCGAAGTAAAGCCCGTTGTTAACGCCAGAGTCAATGTCGCGTAAAGCCTGCTCACGGATTTGCTGCATGAAAAGACTGTCGGCATCTCCAGCCGTAGACCACATAGACAGCAAGGGGGATTTTCTTGCAATCATTGTGGGCCGAATAGCGGTGTCCATAATCTCGCCGGCGATGTCGAAGATTTCGTCTGCGACAACAAGGTCGTAGGAGCCACCGTGCAGTCGGGTTGATGCAGCTCTGATTTCCCACTTAGATCCGTCTGGCATGGTGACTGACTTACGCCCGAGGGCTTGCATCTGTTTTGCGCCAAAGTACTCGACAAGAATCGGGGCGACTGTCTGGTGGATTGCCTCGGCGCGGTCCAACATGTTTGCTGTTGACAGCACGTTGACTCGACGCCCCCAAGGATGAGTTAAGAACCAGCCAATCAACGCAGAGAGGGCGAGTGACTTTCCGTTCTGTCGGGCCGTGCTAACCAACGCTTCTCGATGCACAAAGTCGCCGGCATCGTCAACCTCAAGCTGGCCGTTGAGCGCATGGATCTGCCACGGCATCAACTCGGTCTGCATGAACTTGGAAGCCCACTCAGCAACAAGGTCCCCATAACTCCAGCCCCCCAAACCAGTTGTTTCCAGTCTGGGCAACGTGCGGCCGGTCTCAATGTCTCCGTTTACTTCGTCCGTGTTTCCAGCCAGTTCGGGCTGTTTACCGTCGAAAAAGAGACGATTGATTGGGGTCGGGGTGAGTTGATCTGCGGAAAAAAATGTTTCGTCAGATTTTTCTGTGTTTTCGTGTGCTGTGTTTGCGCGGCGTGCTGTGTTTACGGCTTGATTCCTGCCGGCGATTTTTTGATGGTTGGCTCGTGCTTGGTCGAGTGACCCGCGTCTGCTGTTGCAAAGCGAATGCGCTGGCTGGAGGTTCGAGATGCTGTGGTCGCCACCGTTCATAAGCGGGATGATGTGATCTGCTGTCCACTTCTGTCCAGGTATGTCGCCGTGTCCGCAGATACCGCAGGTGAGTTGTGTGCCGGCGAGGATTATCTTGCGGTTGCGTTGGTATTCGGGATGTGCGTACGGGCTTGTCATGTTTTCTCCTACCGCCCTTGCGCTTCGCGCTGCGGTTGGTTCCATGTTATGCAGAGAGTTGTCTCGGTGCTTGCCCCCCGCAGTTTTGAGATGTCTCTCATGGTCGCCGGATGTTCTAACAACACCAGTGGACGGTCACCATTCGCGTTTTAGAAGTTCGTACTCTGCACACCAGCTCTTGGGCATGGTGCTCTACCCACGTTCCCGTGTAAACACCAGCAGAGTGCAATCCCCTACGTGGCCGTGCGCGTATCGAGTTAGTAGGTAGCGGGCTTGAGGCCTGACAACCTTGCAGCAATCTTGTTGATGTCTGCGGGACGCCAAACATACACCTCGGCACCGTTGCGGTGCAGGGCGTTCAGGATTTGGGTCTGACGAGCTGAAAGTTTGCCTGTCGAGGTCTTGAGTTCTGCGTAGATGATGCCTTGACCCCGACTGGAGATAAGCGTTAGATCTGGCATGCCGGCGAGACCGCCTGTGCCCCAAGCGTTGGTCATGTTCTTATTGTTGTAGCGCATTGGTGGCACGTGATGGGCGAGCCAGCCGTACATGTCGCACAGCTGCAGGATGTGATCTTGGAACATGCGTTCAGTCATGTTCATCGGACTTCTCCCATGCCCAGTGAAGCGCGTGAGACTCGTAGCGCTTGTACATGTCAGCGGTCCCGAGGAGGTCTTTGATTTCGCCGGCGAGGATGTTTGCTGTTGCTTCCCATCGGGCACGTGCGCGTCGGGCCATCTCGAGCTGTTGTTTAAGGCTGTTCATTTCGACTGCGTGTGCTGATGATTCCACGATGACCCCTAGATGTGTTTACGGGCGAGCCATGCGCCCAGCACCATCATGAGAAACGAGTGCGACAGGAAGTAGATGAACTCAACCATTGGCTGCTTTCTCTAGTTCTGCTTTGATTGCTTTGTGCAGCTCAATAACCGCTAGGGCTTTGTCTGTGTTTTCCATTGCTTGCTGGGCGGTTGCCTGCCAGAAACGCACCTGATCCTGTAACTCGTTGACTTGCATGACAAGGTCAGAGATGTAATCGCGCATAGTTCCGTTATCCATCAGAATGGCTCCTCGGGTGTGTCGTAGTCGTTAGGGGCTGGCTGTTCGCCAGCCTCGAGACGCTTGAGCTCGTCAATGAATGCAGATGCCTGACGCTTGGTAAATCCGTCAAGGTTCACCGGTGGTGTCTTGCCTAGGGACTTG